TTTTCGCAACTTCAAAGTAAACGACAAGGTTTCTTTTGGAACTGGTGCAGGCGGCACTCTTCCTGCTGGTTTGAGCGCATCGACTCCTGTTTTTGTCCTGACCTACACGGCTTCTACCGGGGTGGCCACTTTTGCCGCCACAGCCGGAGGCAGCGAACTGGCTCTTACTGATGATGGCACCGACGGAACAACCCCATTCACAATCAAATACTCTGAATTTGAGGCAGTTGGAGATGTTCGTGAATGGTCGTTTGAGATTACTCGCGACGAAATTGACGTGACCACGATCGGTCAAGTCGGTACTCAGTACGCTCCGTTCCGTGCTTACATCCCTGGATTCGCTGATGGCAGCGGCACCGCTACCGTTTACGTCACCGACGAGGATGCTGCACTGAGCAACCGCATGGTCGAAGATGTGCTGCAGCGGAATCAAGTTGGTTGCGCCTTTAAGTTGTACACCGACAAGCAAGGCACCGAAGCCTTGAGCCGCAGCATCAGCATGGATGCAGTGCTACTGACCGCCAGCCTGAACATCAACCCTGATGATGCTCAGCAGGTGGAGATCACCTTCCGTCCGACCGGTGCTCCTAGCTTTGACTTCAGCACCAGCGCCTGACGAGAGAGCAGCCCCGGCATTGCTGGGGCTTTTTTGTTGCTAGAGTAACAACGAACAGGATATTTTTTGAGCATGACCGCAAAGCTGTCCGCATTGGATCGCCTGAAGAAGGCAGCAAACTTCACGCCATCTAAGCGTGTCGTGAAGCTGAACGACGGCACTGAGTTTGAGTTTTACTCAACACCGCTGACGATGTCCGAACGTGAGCGCGCGCAGAAGATGCCAGGCGGTGATGATGCCAATGGCTTTGGCTTGAATCTGTTGGTCAACAAAGCGATGGATGAAAGCGGGCAGCGGTTGTTTCAAGCTGGCCAGATCGCTGAGCTGCGTGAGGAAGTGCGTGATGATGACATCCAAAAGCTGATCCTTGGTGTGATCCAGGAGGATGAGCAGTCAGACATGAAAAGCGCTAAAGGCTGATCTACGTCGCGACAATTGGCTCATGCTGCAGCTTTGCGTTGCAGCAGAACTCGGCATGAGCCTTGCGCGGTTGAATCAAGAGGTGACACCAGAAGAGCTGCTGATCTGGGATGCGTTCTTTGCTGTCAGAAATGAAGAACGCGAGAAAGCGATGAAACGACGGCGGTAGACTGCTGTTATCGATAGGTGTTGAGCAGTGGCAGCCGTTGCTAATGTCGCAGTCAACCTCGATTCGCGTGGCGTACCGGCAAAGCTGAAGCAGATCGCTGATCGCGGTAAAGAAGTTGATCGTTCACTTAACGGGGCCGCTACTGCTAGCATTAAAGCTGCTAACAATATCCGCAAAACAGGAAACAGCGCTGTCGGCGCTGCAGCAAAACTTAAATCATTTGGTGCCGCACTTAACTCAGCTTTGGGTCCAATCGGCCTAGCATTGAGTGGATTGGCTGGTTTAAGTGCAGCATTTCAGACATTACAACAGCAAGACTTTGCAGAAGCCAAGGTAAGATCTCTTGGTACTAATAGCGAGCAATTAGTTACGCAGTTAAAATCGCTAAGCACTGAGCTTAAAGGCCAAGCAAGTGTCACTCAATTAACTGCTGCTGCTTATGACGTAGCATCTGCAGGATTCGTTAATGCAGCGGATGCAGTTAATGTGCTCAAGGCCGCAAGCCTTGGGGCAGTTGGCGGATTTTCAGATATTAACACTGTTGGGAATGCAGCAACATCAGTGCTAAATGCCTACGAAATGTCGGCAGCTAACGCAACATCTGTTGTTGATAAATTTATTCAAACACAAAATGACGGCAAGATTGTTGTCGCAGAATACGCGCAAAACATTGGCAAGGTAGCCTCAGCAGCAGCTGGTCTTGGTATTCCACTGGAGGAGATCAATGCAGTTATCGCTCAAGCGACTGCATCAGGTGTTCAAGCTGAGGTTGCATTTACTGGGCTAAAAGGCGCATTGGCGCGATTGGCTAGCGGCGAAGCAAGTAACGCATTAAAGGGTATTGGTATTGATATAAGTGCAGCATCGCTTGAATCCGATGGTTTACTTGGCACATTGCAAAAATTGCAAGGATTAGATACTGGTCAAATCTTTAAGGCATTAGGAACGGAGGCTGGACCTGCATTGCTGCCTGTTTTGAACAATCTTGAAAGATACGAGGAACTTATCAATAGACAGAAAAATAGTACAGGTGCTGCTGCACGTGCTCAATCTGAAGCTGCAAACACTATTCAAGGTGCATTAACAAGATTGCAAACAGCATTTCAAAATGCCTTTGCGGATCAATCATCTTTAGGTGAAGCGTTAAAGGTTATTTTGCTTGGAGCTGCTGTTACAGTTGAAGCATTAGCATCAGCATTTGATTTAATTATTGCGCCAATTGAAGCAGTGTCTGCAGCGACAGGTGCATTTGGCAAAGCAATTGCAGATGTGCTTGGCATTGATTCCCAGCAGCAATTGCAAGATTTTGAACAAGGCTGGCAATCCATTCGCTCTGGAATTGAAACGGCTTCTAATGTAATTGCCGCATTTGGGCAAGCAACAGGTCAGCTTTTAGCTGATTTGACGATCACCGCATTTCAATTTGGCCAAGATTTAATTGCTGCATTTGAAGGACCAATCAATGCGATCACTGGATTCTGGCAACAGTTCAGTCGCTTTGTTGTTTCATCTTGGAACAATGCAGCAACAAGCGTTAACACGACTGCCTCGAACTTATGGGCCTCGATTAGCGGTGGAGTTCGTGGAATTATTGGAGCAATAGGTCAAGCGTTTAGCGATGCGTTTACCGAAGCATTTAAGCAGATCAAAGCATTTTACAATCAGCTTCCTGGATGGCTACGTGGCGCGCTTCAAGGCGCCGCCAATGTTGGATCGGCTGTTACAGGTGCTGTTCAATCTGCATTAGGCAAGGTTGGAGTAGCTTTTGGCGAAGCATCTGAGACATTGAATCGCGCATTCACTCCGCCAGCCGTCAATCAAGGCACAGGCGGTGGACGTCAATTCAAACCCGACGGCGAGATCGGCGGCGGCGGTGCTGGCGGTGGCGGTGGCACAGGCGGTGGCGGTGCAGGGCGTAGCGCAGAAGATATATTAAAAGATCAATTAGCCGCCGGTGAACGTATTGCGAAACAATTGCAGCGTGAAATTAACTTGCGCAATGCGTCAAATGACCTTGAACGCGAACTGCTTGGAATTAAATTTAATTATGAAGATGTTGTAGCAAATATAAATGCAAACGCTGCAGAAAGGCAGCGGGAAGAGTTATTAAACCTTGCCGAAAGAAATAGGCTGGATCAAGAAAATTTAGCAACTATCGAGGCAAGAGATAAAAGGTTGCAAGAAGCTTTTAAGATGGATTTCGCCAGTTTGTTCAAGCAAGATCAAGGCAAGCTGCAGCAGTTTATTAGCGATTCGCAAGATTCACTTAAGGATCTTGAGCAAGTTGCTATTAACGTTTCTCAAGGCGTAGGAAGTGCCATTTCAAGTTCACTCGTCAACGGTATTCAAGGTTTAATCGAAGGCAGCGCAAAAGTTAAAGATGTTTTTGCCAACATGCTCAAAAGCGTTGGTCAGGTTTTGGCGCAAGAAGGCGCAAGAATGATCGCAACCTATATTGCAATCGGCGTTGCAAAGGCATTCGCAGGATTGTCAGGCGGAACTAAGTTCGGAGATATGGGCAATTTTGATCAAGCCGTGCCTGGTGCGTCAGGATTTAGCTCTCCGTCATCCTTCGATGCTACTGGCCTATTCGGTGCTCGCGCCAACGGTGGCCCCGTCAACGCAAACCAGCCTTACATCGTCGGTGAACGCGGGCCTGAGTTGTTCATGCCATTCAGTAGTGGCATGGTGCTATCGAATAACGACACCCGCGAACAACTGGAGCAGCAAGATGCTGTGATGAGTGATAACGCTACTCGCGAACAACTGGAGCAGCAAGATGCCGCAATGCGTGATAGCGCCACTCGCGAACAACTTGAACAGCAGGATGCTGTGCTGCGTAGCAATGAAACTACTCGTCAACAGCTCATTAAACAGCAAAATACTATAATGCGTAGCAATGAAGCTACTCGTCAGCAGCTCATTAAACAGCAAAATACAATGACGACAAACCGCATCCGCGAAGTGGAACGCACATCCCTTGCGATGCTGGCAAGCCCAGACCCGATTGATGTGCGGTACGAATCTAGCGTGATCAACAATGTCGAATACGTCACCGCTGAGCAGCACCGCAAGGGCATGGCGCAGGCCGCTGAACGCGGTCGGGCGCTGACGCTTGAAGCAATGCAAAACTCAGTTAAGTTCCGCAGAAAAGGAGGGATCTGATGTCTGCATACGCCTTTGTCAATTACGTTCGCTTCAAGACGCCGGCTGATGCGTACACCGGCACGCCATACCAGAACTTCAGCATCAACGAACAGCGTGCGTACGGCGGAGTGACGTACAACTTTGCGCCGTTTGCCGTGTCATCCGGCGGTGGTGCGCGTGGCGGCGAACGCTCCAGCGCAACCCTAGTCGCTGGTACGGATGCACTGTCCGTCAATCTGTTTGCCGAAGCGGTGCAAAACCGTTACATGCTGGAGATCAAAACTGTCAGCCTTGATCCGTTGACCTTTGCTGATGAAGCGCTGGTTGCATCTGAAATTTGGCGTGTGGCATCGTATGACATGGACACCACGCGCGTGGTGCTAAAGCTCACTTCACCGCTCGATGCGGTCAAAGCGCAGGTGCCACGTCGCACGCTTAGCACTGCACTGGTCGGTGCATTGCCTACATCCGGCGCACTGGTGGTTAGCTAATGGACTGGCACGCCTGGATTGGTTTACCACATGAGTTTGGTGCTGATCCTCGGCGCGGCAAAGCTGCTGACTGCTTGGTGATGGCCTGGGCAATCCTTGACGATGCAGGCATCCCGCACCCTGACTTCCAATACGAATGGCTTGAGCTGGCGCGTGTTGCCGAGTGGGACATTCTGGGATTGCTATGGGACCAGGCAACCGAACCCCTAGATGGCCCTGAACCATACGCTGTCTGCTTATTCGAGAACGGTGCAGCAGGGCTTGGCGTCGGTATCGTAGTAGATGACGGGGTTTTAATCGTGCATCATAAGCGTGGTGTGCGCTGGGTTCCGCTGAAGGCCATGCAAAACTTAGACTATTGCCGTTTCCGATGATGCTGCCTTCTGATCGCTACCTTGCCGACATCCTTGGTCTGACGGAAGAACAATACCGTCACTTTCAGATTGAGGTGCGGAAACGTGCAGCCGAAGGTCCGCAGCCTGCCGTGGTTGCTGGCTTAGAAACTGCCACGATCCTTGCGATCGCCAACATCGTAATCGGCCTTGGTGCGTTAGCTGTTTCAGCGCTGCTGAAGCCATCGGTGCCGCAAGCGGGCCAAGCACCGGGGCAACCGCGACAAAGGCAAGACACCACCGATCCAATCATCCGTAATGATCGATTCGCACCACGGTACGGCTTCGATAGCCAACAGGATATTGCAACACTCGGGAGCATCATCCCGATTGTTTACGCCAACCGCGAGCTGATCAGCGGCGATTACTACGGCGGCATCCGCATCAATATGCCGATGCTGTGGAATCAGATCCTCAGTCTCGGTGGCGGCCAGATGCTGCGCGGTGTCTTCCTGCTAAGTGAAGGCCCGATTGCCAGCATTGATGCGACAAACTTCGGCATCGGATCCAATACGCTCAACGGCTACACGTTCGAGAACAGCAGCGCTACAGAAGAAGCAGCCCGCGCCACGGTTTACTTCAGCGCTGATGGCGGCAGAATCACTGGAGCGGATCGCGTTGCTGGCCGCACCAACGCAAATGATGATGGCAGCTCTAGCAGCGGCGACGTTTTTCAGGTGTACTGGGACAGCGCAGAGCGATCTGATTTCTGTGCATCATCCAAACCATCAACCCAAACCGCATTTGGTATTTACTCGCCAATAGGTAACAACTTTGCGTACAAGATCAACCCAGTTATCCGACCAGGAGTCAGAACAGTATTTCAAAACAACACAGGTGATACGCGGATCAATGTAAGCTGCCCCGTTGATTCACAGCAAATGAATCAGCGTGATAAGTACCGCGCAGGCTTCACAACTTTCAGCGGCATTATTGGCGATGGCACTGAGCAGTCCGTTATCGTAGGCGACACCATTACCTACAAACTGTTTGACGACAGCGACTGGCTGACGACTTTCAATAAGTACCAAGATCAAGCCGGTAGCGCAGCAAGTTGCAAAGATGTGGCCTCAGCCGTTGCATCCCGTCAGCACACCTGGGACGACAGCTTGATTGTTGGCGAGCTGTATAAAATCGGCAGTGCTCTTGCTGTTTGCACCAGCCGCACAGCAGACATTTTTGTATCCGAAGCTGACCTTGAAGGCAGCGCTGGCACGACCGTAACAGCTACATTTTCGGTGGTAGAACCTGGCTCGATCAAGGGCTACACCGAAGCGGTAATCAAAAACTCGGGCAAGATCTTAACGCTGAATACGCTTGTTGGCGGCAGCGGTTATGTTGCTGGCACATACACGGATGTTCCGCTCACAGGTGGCAGCGGCGCCAATGCAACAGCGGACATTGTTGTAATTTCCGGCATAATTTTGACGCTTGATACACTTGTTGGTGGCAGTGGCTATGTTGCTGACACATATACAAACGTCTCTCTTACTGGTGGCAGTGGCACCGGCGCAACTGCAGACATTGTTGTAAATGCTTCTGGTGTCGTTTCAAGCGTGACGATAGTTGATGGCGGCAGTGGTTACGCTGCTAGCAATTCGTTATCTGCCGCTGCCTCAGACCTCGGTGGTACCGGCAGCGGATTTTCAATCGACGTTGCAGCAATTCAAAACGGTGTCGTTTCAAGTGTCACGATCGTCAATCCCGGCGATGGCTATGCCGTCAGTGATTCGCTATCCGCTGCAGCAGCAAACCTTGGCGGCACCGGCACCGGATTCTCCATCGTTGTTGCAACAATCCAAAACGGTGGCGATGCCGGTCAACGCGAAGTTGCAACAACCGGCGGTCACATCTTCCGTTACGTCAGCGCTTACATCGCAACAAGCCGCCCATGCCAAGCCGTAGAGCTTGGCCTCAAATCAACGCTCGGCGGGCGCATCAATAACCTATGCAACTTCCGTGATGCCAAAACATACAAATTCGCGGACGAGAACTACTGCGAAGCATTCCAGAACGAAGAAGCT